GTGCATTTCGAGAAGTGCGATTGTGGGCGAGATGTCAACCAACACATGTCGTTGATGCTTCCGCAGTGCGTGATGTCAATCCGAGCTGAGCAGCATCGAAATCGTCGGCACCAGGACTTGCTCATGCAACGCGGTTATAGTGTGCGCAACCAAGAAGGCGTGACTTACCAGCAATTGATGGCGTTGGTTGTTTCTCATTTTTGCACAGTTGCGTACACGACTGATCCTGCGAATCCCTTGCTTGGAGAATTGCAAAATTTGATAAGAGTGGATTTTTCAGTTCCAGCCATTGAACCTAAGATCACAGAACAAATTCCAACGTCGCTTCCCAAGGTTTTGTTTAAAGAATTTATTGCACAGTCTTCACTTACGGAGGAGCAAAAAAAAAAATTCAACGAGTATGCTGACACTTCGACTCCTGCGATCAGTGGCAAAGCCGCGTTGGACAAGAAACTGGATGATTTGAAACGTTCTCTTTTATACCCAAAAAGTGGCAAGGCGCTCCATGCCCACACAATTGCGCTTAAGGCAGCTTACAATTACATCAATCCGGAAGGCGTTGTCTTGCCTGCTCCGGATCTACAGACCGCGCTTGATGATTTGTGGAGGATGCCTTACGATTCCACCCGGTCTGCTGGCATTTCCCACTTACCACAGGCTTACGGTAAGCGAACCAAAAAGGAAGACGAGTCAGCTGTCATTTACGAACTTGCCCCCCTTCTTATGGCGATTGAAACGAATCTTATCGAGGGAAAGACTATGGAAGAAGCCCTGGCTTTGTTTTCGGAGGGCATCGGAAAAGTGACCGCCGCGGTGACCCCAAAACTTGAAACGAATGTTAACAAGTTGCGTCTTTTTTACATCGTAGATCATGTCCACTATTTGATCGCGTCTTATCTAAAGCCAGTAAATGATTACATACAGGCTTATAGAGGTTTGCGGTCCGGTGATCATCAGGCATTTCAAGGCGGAATTCGTTTAGCAACAGCTCTGGGTTGTGACGCCAACTACAATGAGACTTACGACTCCTATTCTCAAACAGACGCGTCTGGTAAGGACTTGGGAACTCAACCGGAGGCTATTCAAGCTGCGTACTCGTTAATCGCAACATTGTATGAAAGCGAGTCATTCAAGGGAAAGGCCTTTCAAGTTTTAATCGCTTGGTTAATTGACAACACAGTTTACCATTATTTGAGTTTTCGCGACTCATGGTGGTTATTGATTGGGTCAAATTTTTCCGGTGACAAGAACACTACCTTGTTGAATGTGTTCGACATCATGATCGCATACTTCGCCTATTTGGCCAATTTGGGGTACACTCCCAATGAAATAGTGAAGATCCATTTCGCTGTCTCCGGAGACGGCTGTGTTTTCCCTCAGAACGACAGCATGCGTCAACGTGGACACAATTTCGCCGAAATGTACGCTTACATGAAAACGCATTATTCCATAGATTTCAAGCCAGAAAACACCAACGAGCACAAGTCCCTCTTCTCTTATTATCATCGCGGAGAGTACTATGAAGTCAATACTGAGACAAAGGGCATGAAACATTTGCAGCATTACCTTTTGCGGGGACATCCTACTCAAAAAATTGCGATGCCTACTCGTGTCCGCCCCGTGGGACGTATTGTGCAAAAGATGTGTCAGTCAACACAGTCCAATGACAATTTTACCATCGAGAACCATGTACGTCGCTTAGCGGCACTTGTTATTTCATTTGGCGCTTCGTCAATTCCGGAACACAATCTCTTGGTAGCTTTTTTAAAGTACGTGTTGGATAAGTACGACATGGAAAATGACTTGGATTCGCAAGAAGCACGGGACAAGCTTCAACCTCTCGGAATGGAACTTGGAGTCTCAATCGTCGACATTCTCAACGACCCTGTAGCTCTCCGGCAGAAGTACGACGCTGCTCCAGTACTTGTGAAACTTCTTCACACGAACCAGGTCAATCGACAACTTCACAGTAAGCGTTTCACTAAACACAGGGATTGTACTTGCTGCCCTGACGACAAGTATGAGAATTTTGATGACATCCACTAATCACA